GCAGCTGATTGTTGAGTTGCTTCTGCAGCAGAATTAACAGAATTCTCATCAACGACTGTACCTTTAAATTGTGTATTCTGTTGTTGACGAATATAAATGACCATATAATGGCCTTTATCATAATTTCCAATATCAATTGGATATCTTAATGTTGTTGTTTTAAAACGGCTATCAACCAAGGCACCTAAGGGACCTTTTCTAATTGATGAGCCTTTATTGAATTGAATATCGCCGAAGCCAAAGAGTGGCATATAAGATTCCTAAAAGTGAGATAGATAGTATTTATGTCATATAAAGGATGGTTTACTCCTCGCAACCCACAAAAATACAAAGGTGATGCCACAAACATCGTCTATCGTTCTTCGTGGGAACTTCGTGTAATGAAATATTTGGATGAACAACCAAATGTCCTCTGGTGGGCCAGTGAGGAGTTACCAATTCCATACAAATCTCCAATTGACCAAAAAGTTCATCGTTACTTTCCTGATTTTATTGCACGAATTCGTCAGACAAATGGCGAAGTGACCGTAGTCATGGAAGTTAAACCATTCAAACAAACTCAACTTCCAACTCAAAAGCGTAGAACACAAAAGTTTCTACAGGAAGTTGCTACATATGCGGTAAACCAAGAAAAATGGCGTGCAGCCGACCTATTTTGTAAAGAACATGGGTGGAAATTCATGTTAATTACAGAGAATGAATTAGGGCTTGGACTTTGAGATAAATAGCCCAATGGCTTATCTTGTTGACCGCATAAATCAATCTCTCGCTAAAGAGGGTTTAGCTCCCCGCACAAATAAAGCACGGGCTTGGCTTCGCTCAAAAGTTGATTCGTTAAAACCATCACCGGCGGCTTTAATGCGAGATAGAATAAGGTTAAAAAATAAGACCATTATTGGCAAGATGTATTTTTACTACTATGATCCAAAGACTAAAGATTCAATGCCATATTACGACAGGTTTCCATTGGTAATTCCAATAGAACAATACTCAGACGGTTTCTTAGGGTTGAACTTGCACTATATTCACCCAAGGCAACGAATCATATTATTGGACAAATTAAGTGAAACTGCATCAAATAAAAACTTTGATGAGAAAACAAAATTACGAATTAGTTATGATTATTTAACAAGAGCATCAACAATATTTGAGGCTATGCCATGTATCAAAAGATACCTCTATAGCCAAGTTACATCTCGTTTTTTAGAAATATCTGCTGATGAGTGGGATATTGCAGCACTATTGCCAATGGAAACTTTTGTAAACGCTTCTGAAAGTAAAGTTTACGCCGACTCCCGAAAGAAATTTTAAATGTCTTTTTCACCAAATCTTTTTCTATCAAACATTCGTGGTAAAGATGGTCTAGCAAAACCATCTCGTTTTGAAGTTATACTTCCTATTCCTTCATATGTAAATCAATTTGTTGGTAACTCCATCATTGAGAAAATATTAAATTTTCCAAACTCTATTTTTACTGATGTTTCTGATGCTATTGGTTCAGCATTTGGTCGTCAAGGTGATGCTGATGAATATTCAAAAACATCAAATTCTTCTCTATCTCGGTACCTAGCACTTCAATGTGAAACCGCAGAATTACCAGGAAGAACAACAGCAACAGCTGATGTTAAAATATATGGCCCTACATTTAAAGTACCATATCAGACACAATATACTGATACAACTTTAACATTCTTATGCACGAATGATTTTTATGAGCGTAAACTTTTTGATCGTTGGATGGAATGTATTCATCCATCAGACACAAACAATTTGCGTTTTCCCAAAGGGTCAAAATCAAGATACCTTACAAACATTAAAATTATTCAGTATGATGAATTTATTAAAAAGATTTTTGCTGTAGAACTGATAGATGCTTTTCCTATTGGTATTTCACCTCAAGCATTAAATTGGGGTGAAGAAGGATTTCATCGCCTTTCAATTCAATTTGCATATCAGAGATACAGACCCGTGTATGACGGTAGTTATGATTTAGCTTCTGCGGCTACTGCACTTTTTGGTTCAGTTGCAGCCAGAGCATTGCCTATTGGTCGTGCATTTTAATTAACTAAGCGAGGATATTATGTTACCAAAACTAGATGTACCTATTCATTCGGTTAACCTGATTTCAACAGGTAAACCAATTCGCTTTCGCCCTTTTTTGGTGAAAGAACAAAAATTATTTCTGATGGCTTCAGAATCAGAAGATCCAAATGAAATGATTGGAGTTATTCGTCAAGTATTAAAGAATTGTGTGCTTGATGAAGTTGATGTAGATAATTTACCTACATTTGACCTAGAGTATTTGTTTATGAATCTGCGTGCTAGGTCGGTAGAAGAAGTTGTAAACCTTCGGTATAAATGCAATAATGTTTTAAGTGACGAAAAAGGTGAAGAAAAGAAATGTTCTGGTGTTGTAGAATTTGACCTAAACATTTTAGAAATACAACCAACAAAAAATGAAAATCACAAAAACAAGATTCAATTAACAGAAAATCTTGGCATTTGTTTTAAGTATCCTACTTTTGATATGATTCAGAAGTATGAAAAACTTAATGAAAATGAAGTTATGATTCGTATTCTTGTTGATTGTATTGATTACATTTACGACAAAGACCAAATTTATTATGCCAAAGATTCTACAAAAGAAGAATTAGAAGATTTTGTGGATAGTTTACAACAAAAAGATTTGGAAAAATTTAAAGAGTTTTTTGATACAATGCCCGAAATTAAAAAAGATGTCCACTTCAAATGTCCAAAGTGTTCATATGAAGAAGATATTACTATAAAGGGTATGCAAAATTTTTTCGTCTAATCTTTCGTTATGATACCTTAAAGAATTACTATGAGACAAACTTTGCGATGATGCAACATCACAAATATAGTTTGTCTGAATTGGAAAATATGATACCTTGGGAGAGAAACATTTATGTATCTCTGTTGGTGAAGTTTTTGCAAGAAGAAAAAGAACGGCTAGAATTACAAAAGGCAAGTAGAAAACGATAATGGCAGATTTAGCAAGTAAATATCTTTCAGCACTAGAAGGCGGCAAAGGTTTTGCTGGCGCTGCTCGTCAAACTGCTGGCGGTATAAAAAGAGATGTTTCTAGATCATACGGAAAAGAAAGAGTTGTTAGAACCATGGTTGGTGGTGATGACATTCTTTCAGCTTACATTCGTGGTAAATTAGGTGTAAAAGGAAAACCAGGAAAAGAGAAACCTGGTGTAACAAAAGTTGGTGCAGAGGAAGGTGGAGGTTTTTCTTCTGAAGGTGTAACATTCATAAAAATTATTGCTAAAAATTCTATGGCTTTACCTGGTATGGCCAGAGACATGAATGTGCTTCGCCAAAATGTGGTTAAGTTAGTAAAATTAAAAGGTGGTAAAGCAAGAGGCGCAGCTGATGCTTACTTTCTTAAAGAAGATGAGCGTGAACAAGCATTAGAAGCACAAAAAATGAAAGTGGGTGGCGTAAAACCATCAGCTGTATCACCAAAAGATAAAGAAAGTGGTTTACTAGATTCAATTATTGGAATGTTTAGTGGTGGTTTTATGGAAGCAATTAAAACCATTTTCAATCCAAAATCATTGATGAAAGTATTCACTAAAGTATTTTTACCACTCGCAATCATTGGAACATTGTTTAGTGGTATCATGGATGGTTTTAAAAGATACAAAGAAACAGGAAGTTTTAGTGAAGCAATTGTTGCTGGTCTTGGAGGTATGTTAAAGTTTGTTACTTTTGGTATTTTTGGCGAAGATACTCTTAAAAACCTATTTCAATCCATTTCTGATTTTCTTTCACCCATAACTGATACTATTTCAAATATCTTTACTGGTATAAAAGATTTTTTTAAAAATTTGTTTGGTATTAAAACGGAAGACAAAGGCCCAAAAGAAATAGCAAAAGTAAAACCAGAAATGCCTGATGCTGCAAAATTTGCATCTGGTGCTGCAAAAGCATCTGGCGCTTCAGACGAAAAAGCAGCCGACCTTGGCGGCATTTTTGGTGCAGTCCAAAGTGCAGATGTTCAGGGTTTATTTGGTAAAGCACAAGAATTTGCAAAAAAATATCCAGAACCAGCAGCAACTCCAACTTCTCCAACTCCTACGACAAAAGAAGGCATTCCTTTAGACCAAGCTCAGCGCAACTATGAACTAAACAAAAAATTAACTGGCGAAGCATCTAAAACACTTGGTGTGCCTTTAGAAATGCCTCCTCCACCAACAGCCGCATCACCAACACCTCAAGCACCTGCTGCTACAGCACCAACACCTGCACCAGAAATGTCTGATTCTGATAAAATTAAACAATTAGAAGGTTACATTGAAGGAAATAAAAATAGATTTGCTAAGCGTGAAGCCGATGCTGCTCGTCATATAGCTTCTTTTAAACGAAGGTATGCAAATGATCCGGATAGAGTAAAAGAATTAGAAGAAGAATATGCTTCTACTCTTGCCGGTGAGAAAAAAGAAATGGAAGTTGCAAATGCTGGTTTTCAAAGTCAAATTGATGCACTTAAAAAATCCAGCAAAGGTGCTGTATCTGCATCTAGTGGGCCATCGCCAGCTGTTGAATCTGGTGGTGGTGGCGGAGGAACCGCAGCACCAACATCTGGTGGCGGCGCCGGGGGCAGCGGTGGATCTGGTGCTGGAGGAGCTGCAGCTATGGCATCAGGTGGCGGATCAGCACCATCAGGCGCCGAAATGTCACAAGCATCTTCGCAAGTAGCAGAAGGTCAAAGGATGGAATCTGCTGCTGACCAAGGTTCTGTTGTAAATTCACCAACAACAAATAATCAGGTTGGTGGTGGCAAAGATTCAAAACCACCGTCAGCGGATGTTTATAATTCCGATTTAGCTAATATGCTAATGAGAACATAAAATGGCAGACATAGCTGGAATTCTTGGTAGTTCTTTAAAAGACAAAGTTCTTGGTGTAGCAAAATCACAGAAAGTTGTCAAAGAAAATCCAAATACACTTCTTAAAATTGTAAGCAAAAACTTTATGTCTTTGCCAGGTTTTGCTCGGGATTTAAATGTAGCAAGACAAAATATTCAAAGATTAGTTAAGTTGGAAGGCGGCGAACCAGCAAAAGGTGCAGATGCTCAATTCCTCAAAGAGGGCGAGCGGGCTAAAAAGTTAGATGTTGAAGTTGGCAAAGGAGATAAGAAAAAACCAACTTTAATTCCTGGCGTCAATCGTGCTAAAAAACTTAAAGAATCTTTTTCAAAAAATAATATATTAAAGTCACTAACAAAATATCTTGGTTTAGCTGCAATTGTTGGCGTTGTATTTGTAGCATTTAAAGATACTTTTGCTGAATGGGCAACTGGTTTATGGGATGCCATAAAAACAAAAATGGGAGAATTTGTTGATGGCATTAAAGAATGGTTTAGTGAATCAATACAACCTATCATTGATAAAGTAAAAGAGTTTATTCAACCAGTCATTGATACAATTTCTGGATTCTTTCAAAAAATTGGTGATTTTTTTGTAGGTTATTTTAATACTTGGAAAGATTTAATTACTGGCCCAATACAAACCATTAAAACAATATATGATGGTTTTATGAACAAAGTAAATGGCCTTTTAGATATGTTGCCTGAATGGGTAAAAGAAAAACTTGGCATTCCTAAAAAAGGTCAAACTGCACCAGTAGATGATTCTGTTGAAAGAAAAAAATTAGAAAGACAACAAGCAGAAGCAACGGAAACTGAGCGTGTTAAAAAATTAGAAAAAGAAAAACAATATACAGGTGATGACGAGATTGTTCGAGCAAGATTAGGTTTACCACCTAAGACCGAAACAATGAGGCGTGAAGAAGAAAAGAAAAAAGCACCAATACAACCTGCACCAGCACCAGAATCTTTGATTGTTCCTGGCCCAGCACCTTCAGTTCCTCCACCAGCACCAACTCCATCAGCTGCAGCACCAAAACCAACACCAAAAGCAGCTGCACCATCAGCACCAAGTCCTGCAGCTAAAGCACCATCTCCTTCAGATACAAAATCATCTAAAATTGGTTCTGAAAGTGGTAAAAAATCCATGTTAAAAGCCATGGACGATGCAAAGATTACAGACCCAACAGCTCGTGCTCAAATCATGGCACAAGTTGGCCATGAATCTGGTAATTTTACTACATTAAGTGAAAATCTTAATTACAAAGCTGCAACATTAATGAAGTTGTTTCCAAAGAAATTTTCAGGACCAGATGATGCGGCCGCAGTTGCTGCTGGCGGACCAACAAAGGTAGCAGAGCGTTTATATGGTGGAAGAATGGGTAATGCGCCTGAGGGTGGCGGCGAAGGATTTATGTATCGTGGCCGTGGTTTTATTCAACTTACAGGTAAACAAAATTATACTAAGTTTGGTTATGCAAGTAATCCTGACGATGTTTCTAAACCAGAGGCAGCAGCTGACACCGCAATCAAATATATGATGGGTTACAAAGGCGATTGGTCAGATATTAAGAAAGTTACAAAATTTGTGAATGGTGGTTTTATTGGTTTAGAAGATAGAGCAAAACACTTCCAAGAATATTTAAATGACCCATCAATTACAAAAGTTGGTGCTGCTACATCTGCACCAAGTGGTGGTGGAATGGCATCTGCATCAACATCACTTACACAAGGTCAAAGAGAGCAACAAAAACCACAAACTCCTGTTGTTGTAAATGCACCAACAAATAACACTACTGTCGTAAACAAAACACAAGTTGTTTCTAAGCCGAGACAAGATACTGGCGGTTCTTTAGCTACGGCAAGAGCATAATAAAAACCCCGGCACTAGGCCGGGGTAGCACTTGCATGGCATGGGTTAAGAATCAGTTAGATTCCGCAAGGGATTTGAAATAGTCCAAATCTTCATCATCACCAACAGATTTGTCAATGATTGATGTATCTGTATCAGCAATCGTATCTGCTGCTTTAGATTTTGGTGCAGGTGCAGCACCATCAAATCCTAGTGATTTATCCAATCTTTGTTTTAACTGGTCATAAGATTTGAAATTCTTACGCTCAAGGAATTCTTTTAGACCGAATTCAGTTTTCCATAGAGCTTCTAGTTTGTCATCATCACCATCAAAGAGTGCTGATTTCTCAGCAAATTCTGATTTATCATAATTACGATAACCTTCAACATTACGAATCTTCAATTTAAAGTTTGCACCTTCCCACATATCAAATGGGTTGATAGGTGTTTCATCTGCAAATTCAGGATTCATAGCCTCTGTAATCTTATCAAAGATTTTCTTGCCAAACTTAAACAGTTTAACTTCACCTTCGTTTGATTTATTGGCTGGGTCTGAGATAACAAGAATGTTAGCAATATAAGATAGTTTGCGCTTTTGCTTCCGAGCAATATCTTTATTTGCTTCAATGCCAGAATTCCATAATGTATTGTTGTGCTCACAAACTGGACATTTTTCATTCAGAGTTGTCAAGCAGTTATCAATCAACCAACCGCCTGGTCCTTGGAAGCCATGTGAGAAAACACGAACCCATGGCAGAGCATCATCGCCATCTGCCTGAGGTGCTGGCAGAAAACGAATAACAGCCATGCCGTTACCAGCTTTATCTACTTCTGGTTGCCAGAATCGGTTGTCATCTTTGGATCCTTCGCCTGATTGTGATGTTGCTTCTACTGCTTTGGCGAGTTTAGCAAGGTCAGAACGACCACGCTTTAGGTTTGCAAAACTACTCATAGTATTTCCTTTCGTATAACGGAGTATAAATTAGTATAAACGGCTTATCCACAAAATCATATTATATCATTTATTTAGTAGCAAGTCAATAAGTTTTTTCAAAATTGCCTAAGATAATCTAAAAGTTCTTTATGGGTAACACAAGATTTAATAATGTTGTTTTGGTTATGTTCAAGTTGTAAATACGCAAACTCCACATCACCCGGATTTTTTCGGTTATAATCATCCATATAATCATCTTTTGTAATCAGTTCTAGTCCACGGGATACTTGTAACCAATTAGGTACTTCAAATAATTTCCTTGTAAATAAAGGAGTTTGATTTTGTTTTATTAATTCGATAGAATCCGATACTCGTTTTATCATTGGATGTTTTTCTCTAAATTCTTTCCAAAAAAGAGAATCGTTGCGTTTTGTTAAATAGTGCAAATATAAAAAATCTAATACCTCTTGATTATTGTTCCTACAAAATTTGTTAAATGTATCTCTATAAACTTCCGATTTATTGAATATACCTTTTGTGTCTAAAAAGGTTTTTAGATTTATTAAATTAATCCAAATAGATGTGGCTTCTAAAGGTTCAACAAAACTCTGAGCAAGACCTACTGCCATACAATTACCAACATAAGTGTCTTTATATGTTCCTGCTTTAAATTTAAAAGTTTTGGGGCTCGTAAGTTTTTGGCCAAAAAAATCTTCCGCTTCTTTTAGCGCTTGCTCTTCATCGATATATGACGAGTCAAAAACATAACCGCAACCATACCGACCTTCTACTGGTATTCTCCAAATCCAACCATATTTCATGGCTATTGCATCAGTTAAGGGACTCACATCGTTGTCGTGAGGTATAAAAAACGGAACAGCTGTGTCTAATGGCAGATGGTCTGAATAAGATATCCATTCGGTTTCAAATGTTTTTCCTATTAACAGTCTAGCAAAACCAGAACAATCAAAAACAAAATCAGAATCTATAGAATCACCGTTCTCCAAAGCTAACGCTTTGATGTTGTTTCCATCCCTTAGAACAGATTTTAATTTACCTTCAATTCTAGTTATACCTCTATTTTCAGCAACCATTCTGAGATATTTTGCTAACTCACGAGCATCAAAATGTAAAGCCCATGTAGCATATTGATAAAAAGAATTGATTGGATCATTATTCAAACAATCAACATTCTGTGCATATGCAAAAGGAACTTTTTTCACATCACACAATTTTTTAGGGAAATTTATATTGTCGTTTGATAGATTTTCTATGACATTTCTGGTAAATGCAAGACTAGAAAAATCTCTGAGTCCGGCATTCGTTTGAAAGGAATGAAAATATTTTTTTCCATCACCATTCCAATTTTGAAAATTTATTCCAGTTTTTATTGTTGCCTTACAATTTTTTACAAGTTCTGAAACTGCTATGTTCAACTCATCTAAATTACTAACAATTTGTGGTGTTGTTCCTTCACCGGCGCCAAGAATACCAATTTCTTCACTTTCTACAACAAAAACATTAAGATTTGGATAATATCTGTTAACATGTAATGCTGTCAACCAACCAGCTGTGCCGCCGCCCAAAACAACAATATTCATATCAGTTCTTTCAGTTTCTTTAGCGTTTGTTTAATATCCTTATGTAGAATACCAACACCATCAGCTTGTGTAAAATAACGAATCACTTCTTCGGTATCATCAATCAATACTGTTTCAGGTGTAGCATATTCTGCCTTTTCTTTACGACCTGTTACAATGTTTGCTTTGTAATTAATGCCATGCTTACGCAACCATTTAATTTTTTGTGCTGTAACTTCACCATGAAATTTCTTACCGCCAGCGGATGAAAGAATCTCAACTGGTAATTTGCTATCACGAACCACATTTAGCAATTCCTGGCCGCCAGGAAACCAATCCAATTTCTCAAATCCTTTTTTATGGAGAATGAAATCTTCCCAATCTTTAGACCATTCTTTACGATCCCTTTTGGCAAGCGACAAGAAACCATAGTATTCTGTAAACTTCTTTTCAAAGTCGCAGAGAACACCATCCATATCTAAGTAAATTTTCTTTATCATTTTTGTGTAACTTTTTTCAATATCAATTTATATTTCGTTTCATCTTGTGGTAAAAATGGCATTAATTTTCGAATCTTCATTTGAAATGTAGGCCAACGAATTGTGTCGGTGATTTGTTTTGACCAACTACCCATAAAAGGCAATATTTTAGCCATCATCGCAAAGCTTTCAATATGAATTTCCTTGCGAAATGTTTTGGTGAGAAGAACAGGATAATCACCATCAACCACTTTTAGTACCACATTTGGATCATCACTACCATCAAATATCTCCTTACAGTCATTCTCAAAGATATATGAAAATGATTGAAGTACCTTCTGGTGATTGCGAAAATTCACTTCTGCTGCATCTGTCAAAAGATCACCAACCCATAATGTTTCTTTCTCAATCAAATTAGATACAATGAATGAAATCAATTCATCTCGGTTACTAAACTTGCGTGATAACTTATAAAAATGATATTTGTCTTTACGATTCTCAAAAGCCGTGATACTTATGTTTGTCTTGCCATTATATTTGAAGAAATCATAACTATCTTTAGCAAAATGAAGTTTGAGAGATTCGTATAGACCGAATGCCTCATAACCTGTCATATTGGTAATCTATTCCCTTTTTCTTTTAATAAATTCAAATCAATCGCATCATTAGCCAATTTTGATTTAAGATTAGAATTTACCAGAGTTGCGGCTACTTCAATTTCTAAACCTGTTTGTTTACAATATTCAACGATTGCTTCTATGTAATTCAAATCAGTATTCGCTACTAAACCATCAATAGCTCTGGCAAATTTAACCATTTCATCTTTTGTTGGCATTACTTCTCACTCGCAAAAGTAACTTTAGCTCCACCTAATGTTCCAGGCATTTCAAAATTAAACTTATTCAATTTTTCTAGATCAGCAACAGTCAATGGTTTAATTTGCTCATTTTGAAAAGGCCAATTGTTTTTTGGTATTTCAGAAAAATCAAAGTTTTGTTTTGCAGCTTGTAATGTTACGAATTCCAGTTCTTCACGGTCATCAAAACTTAATTGACCTTTAAAATAGAATCCACAACCACGAAGAAAGTTTTCAAATTCAGATACAATATCTTCTAAAGTTTCAGCTTCAAATTCTACTGTTCGTTTTGCATCGACAGAGCTAGCAAACGGCATCGCTTCTTCTTGACATACAAATGTAAATTTAGACATAATATAGTTCCTTTTCAATTAATCTTTACTGCGTTTAGATGTTGACTGCGGTGCTACTGGATGAGATTGTGCTGATGCTGCATATGCTACACAGATAATATCATCACTCTTTGCATATGAACACCGAACAGACAAAGGATCAATTCCTTTTGCTATAGCGTTATTCATATTGCCTGCCATCAAACTACGATCATGTATGTGATACCAACCTATACAGATAGTAGCAGTTAGAAATAATAATGTAACACATATTGCTACAACATTATCTCCTTGAATTACTTTGGTTAACTTGTCCACTTTAAATCCTTTCTGATATAAAAAATGTGACGACCAATTTTAGTTAAATATTCCATGTTTTTCCATTTTGGATTTACATAGTCGGCATGATAAAACA